CAACTCTGGGTCGGTGGAGAAACCTGGGTTAGACCTTCCGGCCACCAGATCAAGACCATACTTCTCGGCAGTCTCTATCTTGGCATCACCAATACCATCCTTGGGATCACAGTGGGATGACCACTTCTGCCCAGCAAAGTCCATGACGCCATTATGCTTGTCCCACCATCTAGCGTCACAGCCATATAAAATATCTGCCCACGGCATCAGCCTATGGGCGTCTTGTACTACAATAACAGGCCATCCGTTGCCGTCAGCCGTTTCAAGATTGTAGACCTGTTCAGCTATCTCACTTGTGAGACTTGGGCCGGGTGCGGCTACGACGCACGGCAGGTTTTGCCACACTTGCTTTATTCTCTGGGGCTTCGACAACCTTCTTCTCCGGTGCTTTCTTGACTACAGGGTCAACGTAAAAGTATGCGTGGCGGTAAGTAATCGCCATGTCAGCAACGTATTTAGAAACGTCCTTGCCAACCTCGTAAACACCCTTCTCTAAAACTTGGACAACCCTAGCATCGTTCTGATACTTGAACTTCCTTTTAACGATAATCTTCATTTGAGTACCTTAAAAAAAGGAGGGGCCGAAGCCCCTCCCATAAACACAACATTGCGTTGTGGATTAACTGGTCTTATGTGCCAGCATATTTCAGGAGCTTGAGTGCATCGTTGTTCGTCAAGATGCCAGAATACCTGCGTCTTACGTAGAACTTGATGTAGCCAGGAGTGCTAAACTCGTTAGCAGTTACCGCGAGTTCGGCGCGATGAGCGAGCGTATAAGCACGGCTCCAGTCACCAAAGCCAAGGTACATGCCATCAGCTGTATCGAAGTCAGCCATGTCTTCGTAAGTGAAGACACTGTAACCAAGCAAGCTAGCCGGTTGACCCTGCTGCAAAGACGGTTGCCAGTAGTAATCGCCATTAGACGATTTCAGCTTACGCAACGCACCCTGCGTTACAGAGTTAGCACCAAACTTAGCGTTGCCACGATATGCACGGTTCAGCGAGTAAACCAAGTCGATAACGTCATCAGCACCAACGGTTGTCAGTGGAGATGCAGCATCAGTTGGAACATACTGAAGTACAGTTGCAGCCTTCTGCGGAGAGCCATCACCAGTGGTGACAGGAGTGCCGTTAATCAGACCAGTAGGCTTAGTGCTGCCATCGCCAGACCAGATTGCCAGATCCAGAGCCTTGCCCATGCCATCAGCGATGTCATTTACAAGCCAGTCCTGCACATTGAAGAACATATCTTGTGCTGACCATTCTGAAATCTGCGGATAAGCATACAACTCGCCCCATGTCGGAACGACCTCACGCAACGTAGGCGTGTTCGTCGCTGACCTAGTGCCTGTCTCGCCAACCCAACCAGAGTTTCCACCTTGAATCGTGATAAGCTCTTTGTAGTCACTCGTACCAACCCGAACCACCTTGACTTCATTCAAGATGTCAGACTGTTTCAACAACAAGCGGTCAACAGCGCGGGAAATTTCCTCTGGAACAGCATAACCACCAGCAGAAGTCGTGCCAATCGTTACGTCCTTGTACTCCCGTGATTTCTTAATGACATCACGCAGACGTTGGTCTGCTGCATTGTCCTTACCGCCAGACCTGAACCAATCAATAAAAGCATTCTTATGCTCGTCATTGATCTTGTCTTCAACGGTTACACCAGGGCGATCATTCATAGCCTCAAGGATGTCAATTCTCTCATCCATGATCTCTTTTTCACGCTCTAGTTCGCGTTTCTTCTTTTCGTTACCGGCAATATCTGCCTCAATACGATCAAGTTTCTCGTTTTGCTCTCTGGCAATAGCTTCATTGCCCTTTTGCTCTGCCTCAAGCCGCTTGTCGTTCGTATCCTTAAACTCCTCAAACGCTGTATTGATATTATCAATTGCGCCAAGGATAGGATTAGCTTTTTCTTTACTCATTTCTAATTACCTATGTGGTATGCGCTTAAATGCGCGGATTTCGGATAGTCGCTGCGAACATTCGCTCTGCGACCAATTCTGCTGCTTTTGCAATCTCGTCATCACCCGGATCGACTTCGACTTCCACATCCCGTGTAGGCTCCTCCACTTCCCGTGTAGGCTCCTCGTCAAGTTCAAAGAGTTTTTCTGCCTGCGCGATAATCTTCGCGTCAACCATTGCGCCCTCAAGCAACTCAATCACTTGAGCGGCAGAACGATCAGGTTCGGCAGTTTCCTCTTCAAACACTTTCGATAGGATTTTCTTTGCGACTGACTGCGAGCAACCCACATCCCGTAAGGTACGCTCAAATTCCCGTGACGTAGGTACATACTCGCCAATCTCAGATAACTGAGACTTAGCATGTGTAACCTGCGCCAATGGATTCATCGGGAGGCTAACAACGGAAACCTCCCATAATTCTAACTCTTTCAAAAGACGGTTGCCGTCATCGTCATAGTCTTGGTCAATGGTTGAGTAACCGATTGACAGACCACGGACAGCATCCATCTTCAATAGTGTGTGTATCTCGTTTCCGAGCGGCGTGTCAGCAAGTACACCCTTGACTATCAAGCCGTCCTCATCCTCGCCCATTGATGTCCATTTGCCCGGAACCCGTGACGGGTCGTGCATCCAAAACATCTGTGGCAAAGACTCGGCTTTGCGGTGCTGCGCTAAACTGCGCTTGAAGGCTCCAGGCATAACAACGTCACCCCCCAGATCGACGTTGCCAAACATGCTGCCGTGACCAATAAACTCCCGGTCATCAAGCGCCTTAATCTGTAAAGGTATCGTTATTTTCTGTTTCATCTTCTGGTTCCTCACCAGCTACTACAAAATTTGCTGGACGTAAATAATCCCCGCCGCCATGATCGTCGGTTATGGGGTTCCTGCCCTCTATCTCGCGCCATTCGTTCGCGCTAATCACTCCAGCGTCACGCTGAATGCGCAATCCCTGTTGGCGTGATTTGAAATCAGCGCGCAAGATTGAATCAAGGTTAAATCTAATCACAACGCCAGCATCTCTGTCGGCGTCACTTAGTAAGTCTCTTTCCATTGCAGCCTCAAACGACTGCGCCACTGGAAGCACTACATTTTGTGTGAAGTCCTGTGACTGCTGCTCAACATTGTTGAACGTCGCCCGCTCCAAGTCACCCACATAGGTCGGCGGCACTCCAAAAGCACCGGCAATCACTGTGCGTTGGTACTTGCGCGTCTCTAAGAACTGCGCCTTGTCATGTTCTATGACTATCGGCGTTGGGGCTTCCAATCCCTTCGGAAGCAACATACCGCGATTGCGATTCGCACCAGTGAATGCCTCTTGGAAGTTCGCTATAAATTCCTTCTCGGCGTCAGCGTCCTTGAACCCACTCGTTCCGTCCTGGAAGTTGAATACCAACAGGGGAACCGCGCCATTCTGAAAGAATGTGACGCCAAACTGCTCTGCCATGATCTCCAGGGCGATAGTTGACTGCACATCCTTGACCGGCGAATCACCCGTCAGGAAGTCGCGAGCTGGGCCGCGAGCATGGAATATCTTGTTGGGCGGATAATGCTTGATTTCACCATTACCAGCGGAAAAATCAAAAAGAACACGGTGATTATCGTCACGCTTTGGCGTTACACTGTCAGGATGCAACGGTAGCAAGTCACGAATCAACCCAGACCCACCGACAGACTTGTACGCATAAAAACGACCATGACGAACAAACACTGATGCAGCGTCCTGCCAAAAGTCAACGCGAGTCTGCCAATCGTTCGGCTTGCGTAACAGTTGTGCAACAGGGTGGTTAGGTAGTTTCTGTTTAACCTCGCCCTGATCGCTAGAACTGCGCTGAAATACGTGTATCGGCGTCACCGACAGGCGTCTTGATATTGCCGTCACTATCGAATGTACCGTTGGCGACTGCATACAGCTTTCAGGCGTGACGTATGCACCATACGTACCCTCTTGAGCAGCCACAATTCTCATCAGCACATCCTCAAACTGCGCTGTCTTTCCCTCAACTTGGGGAGCTTCTTTTGTCCACGGCCATTTCATAACGCTATCAGTCTCCCAGATGCGTACTGTTCTTCTTCACCGGCAACAGCAGAGATAGCCATTATCATTGCGACCATGCCGTCAATGCGGCCTGTGCTTTTTGCCTTATTCAATTTTCTGTTTCCTGCGGGGTCTGTATCAACCACCGAATTAGCGGCACACATCGTCAACACAGGGTTCATGCCGTGCCTGACGTTTGTGTTTAGAATAACTGACTCGGCAACATCCATCGCCGGGGCCATATCTTTGTATCCCTGACCAAACGGGTTAAGCGGTAACTCAGCACCATGACGCTCAAGCTCTCGCTTCAATACGTCAATGCGCCATCGGTCAAAGTTAATGCTGATGACATCGTAGTCATCGCACAACTGACACAGCCTTAATGCAACGGGTTCGTAATCAACCGACGCACCAGGACAGGCGTGTATGAATCCCTGCTTCACCCACAAGTCGTAAGGAACACGATCATGCAGACTACGCTCAACCAGCCCATCGTCAGGAACAAAGAACTCGGCGCGAACGTGATGCTCGCCCTTGTACTCAGCGTCCATAACAAGTGCTGTCAAGTCATGCCTTGCAGAAAGATCGAGTCCTATTCCAACTCGACCCTTTTGAAAGGCTTCTTCTGCCGGGGTCTTACCACATGCTTTCCACACAGCCGGGGCAATAAACGGCGAGACAGTGTTCACGCGCTGATTCAATATCAGGTTGCGATACGCCGCCTCTCTTGCTGGCATCCTCTCAGCAGATGCGGCCTGGCGCTTAACCTCGTCAGCATTAAGGAAGTCACCATACGCAGGGTTCGCCTTGCGGATCGTCTTGACACTGAACGGCGGGTCATCTTCCGGCGCGGTATACAAACTGATAACAGTGTGCGGGTCTGCACCACTCAAGGCGTCGTCAATCAACACCGAGAGCAAGTCTGCGTCAGTCGGTGCTTGTGTCGAAATGATAATCGACAGCGGGTTATCATGCGCTCCCGCCGCAGTCTCAACAGACTCAAACAACAGCGAGCGCGGTCCAACTACCTGCCCCAACTCATCGTGAACCACAAAGACCGGCGACTTACCAAATGCCGTTGCTGCCTCAGAGGACAGCGCCTTGTACTCGGTTCCCCTGTCAGGGCAATACAACTGTTTGGCATTGTCCCGTATGCCAATCGCCGCCTCTAACTCCGGTGACATCCTGACTATCTTGGAAGCAAGGTCAAAAATGACAGCCGCCTGATCTCTGGACTTCGCCGTACTCAACAACTGCGAGTTCTGCTCTGACTCAGGCCCAACCAAATGCAGCAACAACAGAAAACCCGATAACGTGGTCTTCGCGTTCTTACGACCGAAGCTCAATATCGCTGTACGAGTCCCACAAGGGTTGTCGTATATCTTGCGTATCTCTTTCTTCTGCCACGGACGCAGCTTGACGGGCATCCCGACAAACTTGCCTTCCGGTATTCTACAGTACCGCTCAATCCACTGGATGTTGCGGTTGCCGCGACTTAATCTTTTGCCCACAACCTGTCATTCGATTTGCTAGACGCTTTAGATGCTGCCACTGAAGGCTGATACCTGCTCTGATTCGTCAAGCGCATTGACCTGGCAAGCGCAATCATCCGGCCTTGCGCCTTATCGCGCAAATCAACCAGAGACTTAAAGCGCGCAACTCCATCATCCGTCAGCAACCATGTCGGGTCGTAATCGCTTATGGATGACGCAAGTAGATCAAGCGTGGACTTGTTGCGGCAATACTCAGTCAACAGTGACAGCGTTCCATCATCGAAGTAATCAACTGATTTTGTAGCCGTTATTCGCCTCCACAGCGCCTTTTCAGCGTCATTTCAGTCATCTGGAGCGTCGGGGCGCGTTTGCCCCACAGGGGCGATCACAGACAGACTGGCGGTTGATTTCCTT